TAGAAGTTTTGCTTCCGATATCGACAGTGGACTTAGAGATGCCGTTGAATACACAGAGACAATCGCAGGTGCCCTAGAGTCCGCTTGCTGGTTCTGGAAGAAGAATAAGATTAATCGCTATTGTGATAACCATGATGTTAAGGGTATGACTAAGCGTATTAATGGCGGATACAATGGTTTGGAAGACCGTGAGAAGCATTGGCATCACGCATTAGAAATGCTAGGCGGAGATGTTCACGCAAAGCCAAAGCCAGCTAAGAAGAAAGCTTCTAAGTCTAAAGGCTCTACAAGTGTAACACTAAGCGTAGGTTCACGTGGCGATGAAGTAAAAAATATGCAGGCTGCATTAGGTCTTGGCGCTGATGGTATATTTGGACCAGGTACAAAACGTGCAGTAAGAGCATTTCAAAGAGAAAATGGTTTGACAGCAGACGGCGTTGCTGGACCAGCTACACTAGGAAAGCTATACGGCTAATGAAATCGTTTAAGACATATATTAACGAAGGCATTAAAATGCAATTGATCCGTGGTAAGAATCAAGATGTGTTGAAGATGCAGGTTAAAGGAGATCCAAAGTGGGTTGAGCTGAGAGGCAAGCCCAACTTTGAGATCAAGTTTGACAAGAAAGAAGAGCTACATAAAGTTCTAGCTGCTCTTGGTAAATCGGTTAATGTGTCTGAACTAGTTAATGGAGAGCCTGTTGGTATTAACCCGAATAACCCTGGCGCAAAAAAAGCATTAAAGGTAATACAAGGATTAATGAAATGATATCGTTTAAACAACATTTAGAAGAAGCATTTGGTAGAGCAAACTTTAACAAACAGTTAAAGAAAAAAGGTATTGATGTTGATAAACGACATAAAGATAATGTTAAAGATGCGAAAGCCGCTAAGAAAAGATCAGCTGCCGCCGCTAAAGATCATGCCGCTTTTCGTAAGAAGTATCCAAATATTAAGTTTGAAGCTAAAGACCCAGAAGAGTATGATAACGAAGGTAGTATGGCAAAGACACAACTACGTGGTGTACTCGCTGATGCTGAACATATGATTGGTATGTTCGAAGATGAAGATAACCTACCTGAATGGGTACAAAATAAGATTACTAAAGCGGCGGACTATCTAAACTCCGCTCATAGATATATGATGAACAACGGAGAAGATTAATGCAAGGACCAATTAGGTATTGCGAAAATTGCGGACACAGGTGCCACTGTTATAGTCCAGATTGTAAAGAATGTGTAAATGACGTGTGTACTAAATGCCAATGTAAGGAAGTAGAAAAATGAGAACTTTTAAAGGCCATAGAGAAGACCAGATCGATCAGATATGCGAAGATTGTAATATCTACGAAGAATTAATTTTAGAAGCAGCCGAATACGAAGGTAAGAAGGTCACTCTAAATGATCCGGTTCGTGGTGGCTCTAAGAAGTTTTATGTTTATGTTAAGAACGACAAAGGTAATGTCGTAAAAGTATCGTTTGGTGATCCTAATATGGAAATCAAAAGAGATGACCCTAAGCGTAGAGCATCGTTTAGAGCCAGACATGGATGTGATAATCCAGGCCCTAAGTGGAAAGCTAAGTACTGGTCATGCTGGCAATGGCGTGCTGGTGCAAAAGTCGATAACTAATAAATACTAAGAATAATAAATTTAACTTTGGGAGAGACCAATGAAAAAGAGAGTAATAACACCATTGCCAGAGGGCTTTGTAGATTTAGTTGCTGCTAAATCTGGGTATGCACCAAAAGCTAAAGTGCAATCAAGCATGGACCTTTTGGAGAATGAACTACGTGTAGTAAACACACAACTTACTTCTGCCCGTCAAGGCGGAGCTGGTAGTGTACGTAAACTACATGAAGAGAAGCTAAGACTTGCAAAAGAAATCGAAGAAGCAAAGGCTAGCAACAAAGCTGACCAAGCTGTTGGCGATACAAAGATGCCTAACGTTGAAGCAAATGTTAAGACACCAGAAGGCAAAGCAGACAAAGAGTCTCCAAAGCGTAAGGGTGATCAAGCACAAGCTGACTCTATGGAGAAAGTTAAAGAAGACCTTGATGAAGGTTATAACGAATCTGCTTGCGTTGGCGAAATGAAGAAGCTACATGCTTCAGCATGTTCAAAGACAGAAATGTATAATAAAGTTTCTGAGAAGTATGGTTGTTCACAAGCACAGTTTGATGAGTTATATGCAGAGTATTGTAAAGAGTCTTATAAAGAAGAAAAAGAACTTGATGCTGTAGATCCAAAAGCTGTTAAGAAAAAATTTGCTAATCGCAAAGATAAAGACCTTGACAACGATGGTGATACAGATTCTTCTGATGAGTATCTACACAAGCGCCGTAAAGCAATTTCTCAAGCACTAAATGAGAAGCCAAAAAAGCCTAGTGCCTCTGTAGATGAATCTACCGAACTGCAGGGGCTTGATGCGGATATTGAAGAGCTAGAAGAAGATGCTAAGATGGCAAAGCAGTCAGATGAAAATCTGAAAAAACTGCATAAACAGTTTAAAGCTATGAATCAGCAAACACCTTCAACTCAACATATGATGAAGCGAATTACTAAAGAAATTAAACGCCGCAAGATGACTGTCGAAGGATTAGACGAAGTTCTTGATACACCAGACAAAATGGATCGTTATAGATCAAAGTCTAAAATGGCTTCAGATCGTGCAAGAAACTCAGCAACAGCTAAGATTGTTCGTGGCGGCAAAGACATTTCTAAAGAAAAAGAAACTATTCGTAAGCGTGAAAAAGGTTTAGATATGGCTGATCGCAATGCGGGTCGCAAGTTCCGTAAGTCTCTTCGCAAAGAAGAAGTTGAGCTAGACGAAGCAAAGAGTGACTATACAGTCAATCATAAAACTTTCTCTTCAGCTGTACAACATGCAGTTGAAGTGGCAAAGAAACGTGGGTACGAAGTAGATGAGGAAGACTATGATCGTAAGGTCGCAATGGGTCCTCGTAAGCCGGGTAAAGGTAAAACTAACTCGTATTCAATTGATGTAACAAAAAACGGTAAGCCTGTCAAACAAAAATTACAAATGCAAGTTTACTACGACCAAGGTCGTTACGAATTGAACATGTACATTCAATAACCCAAAAAAAGGAGAACCAATATGGCACTATGGGGAAAAACAGACGAAGCAGCTTCTGTACCTAAGTATCTAAGCACTGCAGACGCAACTAATGCTTATTTCGTAGATATCGAAGAAGCAGGCGTTGCAACTAACAAAGCAAAAGGTCTCGGTACTGGCGGCTGGAATCTATATACAACTTATACAGATAGCGATGGCGCTACACGTAATCGTGCAGAATGTCTAGTTGCTATGGGTGTTGCTGCAGCCGATGCAGGTGATGCTGAAGACGTTGTGGTAGCTGATCCTAGCTAATTCGGCTTAAATAAATACATTAGAGGGCGGGTAATAAGTTTGCCCTCTAATAACTTTAAATAATTACTAGGTGGTTTAAGAATGAAATTAGATGAAGAGTCGTTTATGTTATTTGCAGCCAAGCATTACGATATGGCAAAGGCAACAGGCATAGATGAATTTAATGATGATTTAAAAAGGTTTCAATATTTGAAGAGACTTTTCAAAAGATATCATGATGAAGATGAATTGAAGGTGAGACTTATCTTAAATCATCTTATAGTTTTATATAATTGTTTTGGTCCTGCGGCAACTACTATGTTGTTTATGAAGTTAACAGATTATCACAAGTACTTAAAACCATTTATCTTGTTTTTACATTATCTACCAGATGACATAGAATATGATGATGTAAAGATAAACACCAATAGCATTCCAATGGACATGCAAATACTAAGAGAGCTGAGAAAAATATGATTGTTGATCTATTTTTAGTATACCAATTTGTTAAACGCCTTGCTACTCCTTTTGAGAAGTGGGATGCGTATGAGTTGGGTATTATCGATAAGGATGGCAATCGTCTTAAGAAGATTAAAGATTTTAAAACAGTGAAAGAGAGACAAGCGTTTGGTCGTTTTGATCTTTTAGTACTAAAGCTAAAGAAACTATTAGAAAAAGTTCCTGGTGGTAAATCTCGTATTGCTTCTTATGCTGCAGCGCTTTATTTAATTAAGGAGCATAAAGATGCTACATCAAATGCTTATTTATTAAGTGAAGAAGAGTTACAGAAAAAACTTGACGAAAATATGATTGTAGCTGAAAGCTACAGCTTGAACTCTCAATTTAATAAAATGTTAGAAGATGCTCCAACAAATAATGTTGGTGGCGGTGCTATTGCAGGAACTGGTGGTCTAGGTGGAGAGCCTGGAATGACACCTGCTCAAATGAAGAAACACAAAGATAAGAATAAAGTTATAAAACGTTTTAGGGATACGATTAAATGAAATTATCTTTACTATTACTTGTAGTTATAGCATCGATGGGTGGAATTGGTTATTGGTACTACACTGATACACAAGAGCGCATGGCTATTCTACAACAGAATAATGCTAAACTTGAAACTGCAGTCGCATTAAATGAAGAAGCACTAGCAAGTGTACAAGCAGATTATGCAAAAGCACAGGCTGAAAATCAAAAACTAAATCAAGCATATGCAGATATACGTAGACAAAATAATAGACTATCAGCTAAGATTGCAAATATTGATCTTGGCTTACTAGCAGCAGAAAAACCGGATTCTATGCAGAGAGCTGTCAATCGTGGAACAGTAAATGCTGGAAGATGCTTTGAACTATTATCAGGTGCAGAACTAAATGAAAAAGAGAGGAACGCAACAAGTGGCGAACAATTTAATAAAGAGTGCCCTTGGCTTTGGGATGGTATTGCTCCTGACGGGGTGTCTGGGGACAACTCAACCCCAACCAATTGAAATTAGTACAAAGCCGATTGACAAACCTAATTTAACACTACCACCAGTTGATGAACTCAATATGCGTAAGGTAGAGTGGATTGTTATTAACAAAGAAAATGTAGAGGCGAAGCTTGCAGAGTTAGAAGAAAAGAATATTCCTGTGGGTCTATATGTGTTGACTGGTGAGGGTTACGAAAACCTTAGTCTGAACTTTAGTGATATTAGAGCAATGGTTCAACAACAACAGGCAATCATAGTAGCATACGAAAACTATTATAAAGAAGCATCAGAAGCTTTAGATAGTGCCGTAACAGTAGAGTAGAAGGTAATGAGTAAAGAACAAATAGAACTCATAACAGACGTAGAGCTGTTAAAAAAAGATGTATCTAACTTACAAAACATACTTGGTAAGTTAGACACTGCTATAGACAAGATTGCTGATGCCACGGGTGGTATCTCTAAGATGCTTGCTGTGCATGACAGTCAAATTGGTATCAATGCTGAAGGTATTCAAGAACGAAGAAGACTTGCCGAGAAAGAGAACGAACTAATTCATCGTAGAATTAGTGAGAAAGGCGATGAGGTCTTAGATAGACTAGACAAGATGGATCTTGAAGTCACTAGTGAATTGAAAAGCCTAACAACCCGAGTAGCACTACTAGAAAAGTGGAAGTGGTGGGTTATGGGTGGTTCATGGGCTATCGGCTTCATCATTGCTACTTTATTCCAAGTAGGAAATTTCGCAAAGAATTTTATTTAACCCCTTGACATAATCTCCATATCGTGTATAATGACTATTAACGTCATGATAATAATATGGAGATTCTAAATGAATCATATAGATTTAAAGTATTCTGGTATACTATCTACAAGAGTACAAGGGTTTAAAATAAAATCACATGCACCATATAGAGCTAATTTAAGATGTCCTATATGTGGTGACTCACAGAAATCTAAACATAAAGCACGTGGCTGGATACTAGAGAAAGATAACTCTGGTATATATTACTGTCATAACTGTGGTGCTTCTATGGGGTTACGTAACTTTCTTAAGACTATTGATATGAATCTATACAATGATTATGTAGTTGATATGGCGTTAGACAAAGGTTACAAAAAGAAAGAAGAGCCAAAGCCGCTCGACACTCTAAGACTTAAAAGACCTAACTTCTCTAAAAAGGGTTCACCACTTCTAAAGATTAAGAAGATGAGTCAGCTTCCTGTTGATCATCCAGTGCGTCACTATATAAACCATCGTAAGATACCTACAAATCAACACCATAAAATATACTTTGCAAAACATTTTAATAAGTGGGTAAACTCGTTAGTACCCAATAAGCTTAATGAAAAGTTTGTTGAGCCACGCATAGTCTTGCCTTTCATAGACAAGAAGAACATAGTATTTGGCTTTCAAGGTCGATCATTAAACAATGATGGTATTCGATACATCACTATTATGTTAGATGAAGATATGCCTAAAATTTTTGGTCTAAATACAGTTGATTACTCGAAGCGATACTATGTTGTTGAAGGTCCTATTGATAGCTTGTTCTTAAGTAATGCGGTAGCTATGGCAGGTGCTGATGGTAATGCTAGAGGCTTAGACAACGTAGAGAATGCAATCTTTGTATTTGATAATGAGCCACGCAATAAAGAGATTGTTGCACGTATGGAGAAGTGTTTAGATAAAGGATATAAAGTTTGCATTTGGCCTAAAAACATATTGCAAAAAGATATAAATGATGTTATAATGGCTGGAGTAAAGAGTGAAAATCTTCAATTAATTATCGATCAAAATTCTTACTCTGGTCTACAGGGTAAGTTGCAACTTAGCGAATGGAGAAAAGTATGATCAGAGCTATTTTAGCTTGTGACGATGATTGGGGTATAGGTAAAGATGGTGATTTGCCATGGCCTCATAATCCTGCGGATCTACGTTGGTTCAAAGAGAATACAACGGGTGGTGTGGTTGCTATGGGTAAAGCAACGTGGGATAGTCTACCCAAGAAGCCTTTGCCTGACCGCAATAACATTGTTATTACAACTAGTGAAAAAGATAAAGATGGACCATATCATTTCTTGACGTTCAATAAAGCAAAGTCTTATCTTGTAAGCATGAGCCAAATACAAGATGTGTGGGTGATTGGTGGTGCTAAGTTAGTTGAAGGTCTATTGCCAATTATCGAAGAAGTTTGGTTGAGTCGTATACAAGGCTCATATAATTGTGATACTTTCTTACCCGCAACTCTAATCGAAGAGACGTTAAGTCTAACTTCTAGTGGTTTGCAAAATGATGTTTATGTTGACATATGGAGTCGTGTATGATACAATACTTAGATGCGTTAAAATACGTATTGGAGAATGGTGAAGATGTAGATGATAGAACTGGAGTCGGTACTCGCTCTGTGTTTGGTCATCAAATGCGTTTTGACTTAACGAAGGGCTTTCCTGCTGTTACTACTAAGAAGTTACAATGGAAGTCTGTTGTAGGAGAACTTCTATGGTTTCTAGAGGGTAGTACAGATGAGCGTAGGCTTAAGACTATTATGCACGGTACTACTAACCCAAACAAACGTACCATCTGGACTGCAAACGCAGAAGTACAAGGTCAAGAGTTAGGCTATGTAGAAGGAGAACTAGGACCAATCTATGGATATCAATGGCGACAATTTGATGGGCGTAGAGATCAGATTAGTTGGCTAATCAATGAGATTAAGACTAACCCTAATAGTCGTAGACTTATTTTAAGTGCTTGGAATCCTAACCAAATTGATGAAATGGCATTACCACCTTGTCATACAATGGCACAGTTTCGTGTAATCAATGGTGCATTATCTTGTCAGATGTATCAAAGAAGTGCAGATATGTTTTTGGGGGTACCATTTAATATTGCAAGCTATAGCCTTTTTACCCACATTTTAGCACAGATATGTGACTTAAATGTAGCAGATTTTGTGTGGGTAGGGGGAGACGTTCATATATATACTACACACATGGACCAGGTGCGCCAGCAAATACAAAGACAGCCTACTGGTCTTCCTACATTAGAAATGAATAAATTCACATCACTTAATGAACTTTTGGACTTAAGTGTTGATGATTTCGTTTTGAATGACTACACACCAATGGAGTCAATCAAGGCCCCTATGGCTGTTTAACTAATTATACAAGAGAAAGAGGACGAGAATGTTAAAAGTAATTTCCAATAATCCCGACAGAAACACAAGAGCCCTTATGTCAGACACTAAGTTCTACGAAGGCTATTCACGTTGGGATGACACTAAAGAGCGATATGAGTCGTGGGAAGAAGCTGTATCACGTGTTATGAATATGCATCGTGATTACTATGATAAAGTAATGACACCTGAATTAGCTTTGCTAATCGATGAGGCAGAAGCTTCATATAAACTTAAATATGCTCTAGGCGCTCAACGTGCTTTACAATTTGGTGGTGAGCAATTACTTAAGCAACAAATGAAAATGTATAACTGTACTTCAACTTACGCTGATCGTGAAGGTTTCTTTGGTGAGTTGTTTTACATTCTACTATGTGGTGCTGGTGCAGGGTTCTCTGTACAAACCCATCACATTGATCGTCTTGCGCCTATTCAAGAACGTAAGAAGCAAGCAAAGGGTTATGTAGTAGAAGATAGTATTGAAGGATGGGCAGACTCTCTTGCTGTTCTAATGTCTTCATACTTTGTTGGCGGCGGTGTGCATCCAGAGTTTGAAGGTCGTAAAGTATACTTCGACTTGTCTAACATTCGTCCAAAGGGTGCAATGATTTCTGGTGGGTTCAAAGCACCTGGTCCAGAGCCTCTTCGTCGTACACTAGATAAGATTGAGTATATGCTACAAGGTATCGTTCTTTCTGGTCGTAATAAACTAAAGTCTATCGAAGTGTATGATATCGCTATGCACGCCGCTGACGCCGTTCTATCGGGCGGTGTGCGCCGTTCAGCTACCATTTGCTTGTTCTCGCCAGATGATGAAGAAATGATGAAAGCAAAGACAGGTAACTGGTTTATTGATAACCCACAACGTGGTCGTTCAAACAACTCAGCAGTGATTGTACGTGATGAGATTACTAAAGAGCAATTCTCAAACTTCATGGCTTCAATCAAAGAGTTTGGTGAGCCTGGTTTCTACTTTGTAGAAGATAAAGACTTCACAACTAACCCTTGTGTTGAGATTGGCATGTATCCTCAGATCGATGGTGAGTCCGGCTGGCAGGGTTGTAATCTAACAGAAATCAATGGTGGTAAGTGTACAACTAAAGAAGAGTTCTTTAAAGCATGTCGTGCGGCAGCTATTCTAGGTACTCTACAAGCAGGCTACACAAACTTCAACTACATTAGCGAAGCATCAAAGCGTATCTTTGAGCGTGAAGCACTACTAGGAGTATCTGTTACTGGTTGGATGAATAACCCAGATGTTCTATTAGATGCAGAAGTTCAAACAACTGGCGCAGAGATTGTTAAAAGTGTTAACGCAAGTGTTGCTGAATTGATTGGTATCAACGCTGCAGCTAGAACAACTTGTGTGAAGCCATCAGGCAATGCTTCAGTGTTGTTGCAGACAGCATCCGGTATTCATAGTGAGCATTCACCTCGTTATCTACGTCACGTTCAATTGAACAAAGAAAGTGAAGTTGCTCAATTGATTGCTGAAACAAATCCATATATGGTTGAAGAGTCTGTATGGTCAGCAGGTAAAACTGATTATGTTGTTGCGTTTCCAATTATCTCACCTGAAGATTCATTGTATCGTCAAGAACTATATGGTACAAATCTATTGGAAAAAGTGAAGCTAGTTCAAAACAACTGGGTTGAAGCTGGTACTAATGTTGAGAGATGCGCCCATCCAAACCTACGTCACAACGTTTCAAACACTGTGACTGTTATGCCACACCAGTGGAAAGAAGTAGAAGATTATGTATACGCAAACCGTGGTGCATTTGCAGGTATCTCTTTCTTAGGTGGATCAGGTGATAAAGACTTTAATCAAGCACCAATGACAGAAGTTCTTACAGAAGCAGAGATCGTTAGCAAGTATGGTAAAGCATCATTGTTTGCCGCAGGTCTTATTGTAGATACTCGTAAGGGGTTTAATGATCTATGGGAAGCTTCTTCTGTTGCACAAATGGATAAAGAGTATCGTGGAGAAGTATCTGATCTACGTGCAGAGTGGATTCGTCGTTTCAAAAAGTTCTCTGATAACTACTTCATGGGTGATATGAAAGAAGCAGAGTATTGCTTGAAAGACGTATTCTTACTACATAAGTGGACTAAGATTCAACAGAACATCAAGCCAATTGACTTTACATCTGAACTAGAAACTAAGAAGTTTACAGATGTAGACACTATTGGTTCAGCGGCTTGCGTTGGTGGTGCTTGTGAAATCACCTTCTAAGTGGGACGTAGCTTATATGAAAACGGCAGAGACCTTCGGGTCTCTGTCAACAGCAGAGAGACTTAAAGTCGGAGCAATTGCAGTCAAAGACAATCGTATCATTTCTATTGGTTATAATGGTATGCCCTCTGGCTGGAGTAATGAGTGTGAAGAGATTTGGTTTAATGAAAATGATGAACCGTACAAGGTTACAAGACCAGAAGTAATTCATGCAGAAGCGAATTGTATCGCAAAACTAGCAGGCTCGCATGAGAATGGTAAAGGCGCAGAAATGTATGTTACTCATGCGCCATGTGTAGAGTGTGCTAAACTTATATATAGTGCAGGCATATCTAAAGTCTATTATGGTAGTAAGTACCGCCTAGATACAGGTATCAATTTTTTACAAAAGTGCGGAATAGAGGTAGAGCAATTATGAGCGTAAAATTAGAAGACAGGTGTCCTTACTGTGACACACAGTTTGCAGTAGAGTTTGAAAACGAAGATGATGAGTTGGTCTATTGTCCATCTTGCGGTGAGCAACTACCAGAATTTGAAAATGAACTAGACTTAAACGATGAGGATGAATGGGATTAGTATAAATATATGAAACGAATATAGGATGTTTCATGTGGTACTATAATGACAAAGAGTTTACTAGTGATGATATCAATGACCATATAGGCTTTGTATATGTAATCACACACTTGTCAAATAACAAAAAATATGTAGGAAAGAAGTTGTTCGTGTCTAAACGCAAACTTCCACCACTCAAAGGTAAGACCCGAAAGAGAACTGTCGTCAAAGAAAGCGACTGGCAGGACTACTTCGGGTCTTCTGATGAGGTCAAAGCACTTGTCGAAGAACAAGGCTACTCAAGCTTTCATAGAGAAATATTACACCTTTGCATGTCAAAGGGTGAGCTGTCGTACCTAGAGGCGAAAGAGCAATTCGATAGAAACGTTCTTCTATCGGATGAATATTATAATGGCATAATAAATTGTAAGATTCATAGAAACCACGTAAGGAGATTGAGCCATGACGAAGTGGGAGATCAAGGAAGCTAACAGACTTTTCTGGATGGTAAAGGGTCATTTGATACCTACCTCCTGGAGCGAAAAAGATGTTAACGCTATCTATGAGTCCTACTTTCGACGATTATGGGGAGATCATGATGCTGGTAGACGTGAAGTTGGCTTTGAGGCCGCTTATAAAGAACGTGAAGCCCAGATATACAATGAAGAGATAAAAACTATTGCTATTCTTGGCGGTCATTATGATTAAACCCTTGACATGACCAATCGAATCATCTATAGTAAAGATGTAGCAATGAGAAAGTTTAATATGTTTTACTACGTGAAGGGCGGCAATAATAAGTATCGCCAGACAATTTCAGAAGCACTTTGCTTTGCAAAAGACTATCTTTTGCCTAGGCATCGTAATATCGAAATTGAAGTAGAAGTTAATAAAAATCTTAAAGCTGATGCTGACGTATTTGAAGGTGACTATGATCGTCACTTTGTAATTCGTGTACGTAAGGGTATGGAGCGTGAAGACCTATTGACTGCAATTTTTCATGAGTTTGTACATATCAAACAATCTATACGTAAAGAATTCGATATATTTGATATTGATGATACGCCTTACTTTGATCGTCCTTACGAACAAGAGGCTTACGCTTTGCAAGAAAAAATGTTGGAAAAGTTCAAAAAAACTTTGGCTTAACCCTTGACATTACCCGAATCATGTACTATATTATATATGTAACGAGATGAAAGAGAGATATATTATGAATAACCAAATTGAAAATCTTATCGAAAACATCAAGCAAGATTACTTGCGTTGGACTAGTCGTGATTTCACTAGAGAGTTGAGTGAGACCAATATCAAAATGGTCGATGAGTTCAATGAAGGTCTAACCTACCAAGAAGGTCGTAAATACATTAAGATATTGTCAAGAGGCTCTGTATGGGGTTTTATTGTGAAGGGCAATGATAAGTTGTTCAAAGCTGGTGATATTTTGAAAGCCGCTGGTTACAACTCTCCTGCTCGTAACAAAGCACGTGGTAATATCATTGATGGCGGTTATAGCGTTGCTTGGACCGGTCCTCACTACCTATAAGGAGAATTGCTTATGTGTAAAGTTGAGTTTCAAAAATATGTTCTAGATGGTATAGCCGAGGGGCTTACCATCAAAGAGAATATGAAGTTCGTAAATTGGAATGATGCCTGTAACTGGGCAGCAACCGTAACCGAATCTATCCGTGTTCCGTTTGTCATTCTTGAAATGAAAAACCTCGAAACTGGTGAGGTAGAAAATTTTTAAAGATAAATAAACGTACTTAATCGGAGAAAAGCAGATGAAATCAGTCCACTTAATTACTGCAGCTTTAATCGCTGTATCGACACCAGCACTCTCTAATGAGAGTGTCAGAGATGTAAAAGTTTTTGACCATACTAAGGTAGTTACAAAATATGTTCCTACAACAACTTATGTATGTAACGAAGTTAAAAAACCTGTGTATGCTAATGTGCAAAAGCAAGGCGATGCAGCCGGTGGTGCATTACTAGGCATGATCCTTGGTGGTGTTATCGGCAAGGGTGTTACAGGTGATGATGGTGGCGCAGCCGCTGGTGCTGTCATGGGTGGTCTTATCGGCGCTGATAAAGGTTCGCAGAATAGAACATCAAAAGAAATCATTGGATACGAAATCGTTGAACAGTGTAAAGATGTTGTCAGA